CCCCTTGCCGGTGCCAAGCCCCCCCCTGCACCCCACCTGGGGCGCGCGGAGCCGCGGACGAGTTTCCATCACCAAATGAGAACGCGGCAACCAGCGCGGGCATATCCATCTTAAAGTACGCAGGTAGACTAGATGCCTTCACCGCGTTAAGACGAATAAATGCATGCTCACGCTCTAGTGTTCCTGGCATCTGAGAATACGCGGCGGCAACAAGATGACGAACGTCGTCTGAGATTCCTGGGTCTGCAGAAAGCCAGGCAGAGTACTTCTCTAGGTACTCCTCAGTTGAAAGAGAAGAGTTATGATCTGACAGAGGGTGTCCTGCGGGTAAGAGATCGGTGTGCTTTGCATATGCGTCGTTTGCACGAAATGTATTTTGACTTAGTGATATAAACTTAGTTACCTCGCGAAGAACACCTGCGTCACGAGATTCGTCAGAAAGAGATGAAAGCTCCTTCATTGCGCGGGTCATCACAATCAACGCACTGCGCGCTGTAACATGCCTCTCAGGCAGAGTCATCTTGTTTGCATCTGTAACAAGCTCAACTACCTTGTCATTTAGTGACATTGACTCTTTAGAGTTATTAAATGCGTTTGCGGCATCTCTTCTTTGAGTTAACTCGATCATGTGATCGATAGGTGAGTCTGAGCTCATGCTATTCTCCTGATGCCTGTCGACGCTTCTTTGGTAGAAGGTCAGAGTCCCTCGAGTTGTAAAGATTGGTTGCTAGCTCATACGCACGTTGGAACGGGACGTCGCCATCGCGCACGCCACGTAACCACGCGCCTCGTAGGGCTGGGATCACCTCGTAGCCAAGTCCTGTGTATTCTGCCATTGAAAAAATTGCGTGCTCTGGAGATCCGTATTGGTCAGCGCTCTTAAGCGCAACCTCAAGAAGCTCATGTCCGATAAGTGAAGCCTCACCGCGACTTGACTTAGGGTGAGCCTTAGGCAGCAGATCATTGTCCTGCTTGTAGTTTGGATTAGAAGGACGTCCTGATCTTAAAAGCTTAAGGAACGCGTTAACGCGAGCCATTGCCCACTGATCTCTAGTCTTTCCTGGTCGATGACTAGATGAGAACGCTCCTGCGCCTCTTCTATAGACTGCCTTTAACATCGGAAGAGTTGCCTTGCGTCCTGCAGGTGCGTTCTTGTTGTGTTCCTGCACCTTGTTTGCTAATGATTGCTCAACCTTTGCACTAAACTCAATCTTCTTTCCACCCTCAGCGGAGCCAGGTGCGTTTTTCTTTGAGCCGTAAATTCGATCTTTCTTTGGTGCAGGCTTAGATCCTGCGGCCATAACTATGTGACAGTGTGGGCATGGGCATGTATCTGGACATAAGCACACCTCTCCGTCTGAGCCTGGGCACATGCACTCGCCGTACCCGCAAAGCGGGCAGGTGTCTGCATCATCCATAAGCTGCTCAACCATAGGAGTAACTTCCTCAGTATCTCCTATTACTACAGGTTGAACAGCGTCAGATTTTCCCAAGCTGTCCGCCTGGGTTGGGCTTAGGTACGCTGTCAACTGCCAGCGCCACTTCTTGTGCATATCATCTCGCTCGGCTAGGTAGTTTGCTATTCCCTGTTCGTCAAGATCGGACGCAATTTGAAACGCGTCGTCAATACACTTAAGCATGATGTTGTTTGCCTCATAAAGATCTTGAACCATCAACATTGCGTCTGATCCGCAGTCCATATCCTGCATTGAGGATAGGTTTGAAAGCTCGGCAAGAGTGTAAGGTGCAAGTGCACCAAGCTTACGCATGTCCTCGGCGATCGGATCAAACTGAGCAAGAATGTCCTCGTAGATCTCCTCAAAGAACTCGTGGAACTGTGCAAAGTCACGACCCATCACGTTCCAGTGATGTCCGTGCGCCTTAAAGTACATGACTACGTCATTGCCTAGAAGCTCGGCTAATGCCTCAACTAACTCTGGCTTTTGAACGATCATGTTCGGGTTAGAATTTTCTAACATTTTATTGTGGTGCTCCTTCCTGTGGTTGTTGTTCTGTTGGTGTTGGCTCGGCAGGAGCTACTCCCGCTGCCTCATCAAGTGCCTTTTGAATCTCCGGTGGTATCGGCGCAGGTGATCCTGCGTTTTGAACCTCGCGGATCTTGTTCATGAACTCTGGAGATATCGCGTTTATCATCGCCTCGGTGAGCTCTGGAGACAGAGATCCCTTCTCGATAAGAAGACGAATTGCAACCTCCTTTGCGTCAGGAGCATCTACTGATGAGAACCCGTGAGCTCTTCTCCATGTTTCCATAGAAACTGCCATCCGGTCATATCCGGCGTCAGCGTCGGCCGCACGGTCGTTTCTTGTCGCAACCGCTGAAGGATCGTACCAAACACAGATGCGCTTTACGTCGTCCTCGGTGAAGCCTGATGCGATAAGCGCTGGTCGTAGGTATACAACAGTTAGTGCGTCAGAGATTAAAAGCATCAACGGCTCAATGTGAGCTCTGTAAAGACTATCGTCAATTTGTTGAGCGTTAGTATATTTAACGTTTGCAAGACCTGTAATGATGTCCTTTGGAACGTCAAGTCCTTGTAGGATGCGATCTAGAACCTTATCAGAGCGCTCTGCGAGCGCTGGGTCAAATGAACGTTCAAACTTAAACTGCTTAATCTTGTCGCCAAGCTCCGCAGGTCCACGAATAATTAAAGGTACAACCGCGGATGCGGAGTCCTCATCACGAATTGGAGTTGTCATCGCGTCGATGAGCTGATCCTCAAACTCGTCCTCAGCCTCCTCAACGGTAACGCCCGGATTTATCTCATTCTCGTCGTCGTAAGGGTAATCAGGATCTCCCTGTGCGGCAACTGAAAGTCCGTCAGGCAGGTAAAGTGCTCCTGCGTTTAGACGTGAGCGTGCGGTCGCACGGAAAGTTCTGTTTAACAATAAAAGTTCAGAGCAAAGATCAAGTAGACCTCGTAGGCTTGAGTCAGCCTCCTCGGAGAAGCGTGGGTGAGCTCGCCAGATGCGTCCAACGAACGCCTGGTTTGGAAGTTTAATTGAGTTGTCACTGCCGCGGGTTGCCGAGGTCACGTCACGACGTGGAACGATCACATATGAGTTGCGTGAGTCAACCTGTAACTCGTCTGTTGAGCGAATGTCCCATGACTCTGGAGTTCCTGTTCCTGCCTTCGCGGGGAACTGAACTAGGTAACACTCTCCTGAAACTGAAAGATTTAGCGCCGCGTCACGTAATAAACCAGCCTGTCCTCCGTACGCGGAGTCAAGTCTTGCAAGTGCACGCTCAGCCGCGGCGGCAAGACGAGGATCAATAATGTTACTTGCACGAACTGAAACTGGAGTCTCCGCTGGGTTATCAACTGCAGCGGCGTAAAGACGAACTCTTGAGACGACTGACGCAACTAAGTTAAACGCATACTTAACCTCACCGATCGCGTCGTAGTACTCCCAAGCTTCACCTTGCCAGTCGCTTGAGGCTCCTGCACGGCGTTGCTTAAAGTGTTCAACCTCACCCTTGTCGTTAAGAGGAATGCGGGCGGCAGCCGCCGTCATTGCTCGTGGCGTAGAGTATGGAAGTGATTGTGCAAAGTTTGATTCGCTTGTGATTAGTGTAACTTGAGTAGGAACAGGCTTGGCGTTGTTAACCGGGCGAGAGGTTAGACGTCCTCGGCGCGGGTTGTCTTTTCTAAATACTGCCACGTGTTACTCCTCGTCGTTAACTAACGGAACGTTGGATCATTACTGGTCCAGGCGCGCGGTTATAAGGCTTGATACTGCCGACAGGGCAAATATACACCCTACGAGCAAAGTGATACTTGGATTTATTGCGTAAAAGATCACAACCGGAAGCGCGACCCACATTGAGACGCACCACTCGCAGGTGAAGAAAAATCCAACGTACGACGATCCTGGAGGAAACCGATCCCAGATCTTATCTCTTAGTGAGGCAAAGATCTCGTCGGCAACGATCGCCCTGGTTATTCGAAATATCGCCAGGGCAAGTATGATAAACGTGATTCCTGACATGTGCGTTATGTGGTATAGGTTCATGCTGTTGGGTCCTTAATCGAGTCCATCGTTCGGTACGGGCTCCAGCTCCGCAGACGGCTTCCGCAGTTGCAGCCCTTCACATACTTAAACGCAATGATCTTTCCAGACTCTGTTATGAGCTGTGAGTCATCCGTCTTGTTTCCGGACCAGTTTAGGTCCGTAATTCTTTCTGAGAAAATTAGGCGTGGTCCGGTGTGATGATCGGCCGCGACCATAACTATGTCACTCTTGT